TTAAAATAATTCTTTGCTGACGTTTTCCATGAGTTGACTAAACTTGTGGGAAGCGTCTTTTTTGTATGAGTTGGTAATCTTAGCATAGATGTTCATTGTGGTATTTATATCTTTGTGGCGTAGTCTTTCTTGTATTTCCTTAATATGTACACCTGCCTCTATAAGTAGGGCGCAATGTGTATGACGGAACGAGTGGGTGCTTATTTGTTTATTGGTTATGTTAGTCTTTTTAAGTATAGCTTTTATCCATAATTGCAGCTTTTTAATCACAAGTGGATAACCATTCACATCAGTAAACACAAAATTATTATCCACATAAAGCTCATTTTTCCATGTGTCCTGGACGTTCACCTTATAATCTTTGAGTAATTGAATCACGTGGGGATCGACTGAGATTTTACCGATTGAGCTTTCAGTTTTCGGTGTAAGTATCTGATAATGCTTTTTATTATTATTCGGATTGTAATAAGTCTTAGTAATGCTAATCGTGTTGTTCTCAAAGTCTATATCAGACCATTTTAACGCTAATAATTCGCCTGCTCTCATGCCTGTATATGCCAATGTGGTAAATATTTCAAAGCTATTTTGTGGTGAATGGTGATACTTAGCAATCTCCAGGAATTGAAATAATTCATCTTTTTCAAGAAACTTTTTGTGTATCTCAATATCTTCTAACTCTTCCACGCTTACTTTCTTTTTAGGTCGTTTAATACCCTCACTAGGCATAGCTTTTATTAATCTCATATCATACGCATACTTAAATATCATATTTGTAGATGCGACAATACTATCAACATAATTCTTACTATACTGTGCGCTCATATCGTCCACAAAGCGCTGATAATCATGTTTCGTGATGGTTTGTATTGGTTTAGTATTAAAACGCTCTATGGCGTGTTGTATGGCTTTCTTACGTGCTCTCACACTACTTACTTTTACATCATTAGCATACTGTTTAAGCCAATCATCAGCTACTTGTTTGAATGTACTGGAAGAAGGGGCAATATAATCACCATTTCTTAATTGACGTTCAATCATTTCAGCTTGATGTTTAGCGTCTGATTTACGTTTGAAACCAGTCTTAGATATGTATTCGTATTTGCCAGTTTCTGTATTTTTACCAAGTGAAATACGATAACGCCAGTTATTTTTAGCGATTTGGTCATAGCTTGCCATAGAGACACCTACTTAATACGGAATTTTTTTAAGGTTTCAAATTCACTATCTGGAAATAATTTCAAAGCGATATAATCATTTAATTGAAATTGAATATTCGTGTAACCACTTATAAGTTCGGAAGATTGTTTATTTGTAACCAAGTCTTTTAATTGTGATTTAACTTTTGTGATTAGTTTGTTGATGAATTCTGTTCGGAAAGAAATGCTCATATTGGAAAGAAACGTATAAAATTCATTTTCAGTGTAATGATCTGATTCTTGTAATACTAGAGCGATGTAATAAGCGAACTCTCCTTTTTTTAAAGGTATATCATACGAATCTCCACTATAAACAAACATGTCTATGTTGAAATATTTTTCGTAATGTTGTTTTTTTATTTTGATTTCAAATCCATCTATGTGACCTTCGCTAAAATTACTTTTTTTGGTTTCAACTATATATGGAGAATAATCGAAAAATTCGCACGGAGTGACGCCTAAAAAATTACACAATTTATCAACAGTATCAAACTGAACTCCTTTACCAGTATTTTCAGCTATTGCCATTAAAGTAGTTTTTGATATTCCGGTTTCTTCATATAAATCAGAAATTTTCAGACCTCGTTCAGCCATCAATACAGACAATCTACTTTGTATCATATTTTTTACCTCCTTTATTTTCACAATAATGTTACTATAAGTCGCTAAAAAAATACAGAGTTCACTAATATATTTTTGAGTATTGACATTTGTTTTTATCGAGTATACAATGTAATTAATAACAGACTACAAAAAAATATTACAAATATCTGTTATAAAGGAGTGAGATGATATGGAAAATAAATTCAGAGTGATACTTGCTATAAAAAAACTTTCAATAGCTGATGTATTTGAAGGTACTGGAATAGCAAAAACAACATTATACGGTTTGTATCATGAAAAGACTAAGAACCCTGATACTTCCACGATTTTGAAAGTTTGTAATTTTCTTAAAATTACACCTAATGAATTTTTTGGGATTGATAATAATGAAAAAGGAGACATAAACCATGTTCAACATTAATATTGATGAAGATGAAGCACGTGCTTTATTAGAGCAAGCTATTAATGAACGTGTAGATGAACTGGCAAGAGAAAAATTCTTTATGACATACAAAGAATTAGCTGAATACCTAAATTTAAGTAAACCAACAATCGAGGAACTACTTATTAATAACGGGCTCAAGTATTACATGGTAGGCAGCACATATCGATTTAAGAAATCTGATGTAGATGAATTCATGGAGAAAATTACATCTCACATGGATATACACAACAATGATTTAAAACAGATTAATGTTAAGAAATTATTTAGCACAATTTAGGAGGATAAAGACATGAAACAACAAGTAGTGATTACAAAAAGCGTGATCGGTTGGTTTAATGTGAGAGATGTTGAAGGGAATTTACTTTTAAATATTGCACCTGACGTATTTAAGAAACATTTTCCTGAGGTTAGTCCTAACATAGCTATTGCGTGTATGGAACTAGATATTAATCGAATTGTCGAACTTAAAGAAAAGGAAAAGAAGAAAGCGAGCGTGTAGAAGATGGAACAAAAACAAAAAGAAATTATACAAGATATTTATACAACGTTAGGAACAACTGTTGGGGATAAAGCAACAGAATATGAACATCGTTTTGAAGAAGGACACAATGAATGGGTTGAGACAGTAAATCGTGAGGAACACTTGCAAGCAATCATTGAGTGGGCTATGCAACAAATTGAAAATAATTTTGATGGAGTGAAATAAGATGAAAATTAAAGAATTTAAAAAGAAACATGGTAGAAATGTAGCATTAATGTTAATCAGTGACCGTATTAAAAATAGAAATTTAAGTAAAGATGATAGAGGAATACAAGAATTTGAATTGATTCAATCATATATGATTCAACATGGCGTTAATGATACGTACATCGGAGAAATGGACATTTTAGATATGATACAAGATTTTGAAATGATGCTTCAAATGGCGGTATATTCGACAAACATTTTAAAGAAAATGAAAGTAGACGAAAATTACAATATGCCTGAAGAGATCAGTTATTTCTCACGTGAGGACGACTTGAATAATTTGTATCTTGCTAAATTAGAGATTGAAAAATTAATTAAAGCGATTGAGAAAAATCGACCTGAATATATCAATTTCTACAAATAGGAGTGAAACAATGGCTGCTAAATTAGATGTGAATAAACAAAATATCATGCACGCTATCAACTGGATTACTAAAAATAAAGAAGAAATTATATTTGAAAGTCAAAGTCAGTTAAGTTTCTTCAGTTGTGAAGATTTGGAAAAAATAGACTACTGCAAACGTACTTTAGAAAGTTTAATTGAAGCTAAAGAAATCTATAATAAAAAAATAGTTAAGGAGTTAAACAACAATGGAGTGGGAATTAAGAAATTTATTTGATGATTTAGAAGTAGTACAAGAGAAAATTAATGATGTTGTAACATCTTTTGTATGGTTTGATGATGAGTATTTCACACATGAACCTAATCATATGTTAACTAAAAAAGAAATATATACGCATGGCTGGAAATATCACGAGCACCGTATCAAAAACACACAGGTTATTGATTTAATGCTTATGTATATGAAAGATTTTGACGACATTATGAAAAAAATCCGTGAAATAGAAAAAGCGTCATCAGCGAAGTTTGGCGACAGAACTGATAACGCATAATATACAAAATTTATAAAACACAAGAGCAATAAGAAAATACTCCATTTGTATTATAACATCTTTGCTCTTGTTTTAATACATGGAGGTCAAAAATTGGATTTTCAAAAAGTGAAATTAAATAACGATTTTAAAATTCAAATTGTTCAATATAAAAATTTGTATTCAAATTCATGTAATGGTTCTGGCTTATGTGAATGGTCTAAGTGGTTAGATAAACTACAAACACCAAGAATCAACTCAGATAAATATATACGTGGTTTATGTGTATATGGTGATTTTGAAGATGTTGAAAAAGATAATCAAACTATTAGTAAATATCGTAGTGATCAAACTTTAATCAATCGAACTGCTATTACATTGGACTATGACGAAATCAAAGATTTTAGAGGCCTTTATGAAGTGCTGAAAACTAAATTGGAACATGTATCTTGGGTATTTCACACAACGTATTCATATACTGTTGAAAACCCTCGTATTCGTCTTATAGTGCCTTTAAATGAGCCAGTGAGTGTCTCAGACTATCGGAAGTATTCAAATGGATTAGCACGTTATATTGGTTATCCAGTAGATGAAGCTAGTTTTGTACCATCACAGGCTATGGCGTTACCAGTAAAAAAATCAAAGGATTCAATTTACATTTTTAAATATAATGACGCACCAACAATAAAAAAAGAAGACTTAAACAAGATGGTAGTTAATGATGAACCTATAACAGTGAAGTATTCAAATCAATTTAATAAACGTGATAGTTCATATTGGCGTGAAATTGCATTCGGTGTAGGCGAAGGTGAACGCAACCAAACATTAGCTTCTTTAACAGGGTACCTATTGCGTCGTTATGTGGACGCTAATCTAGTTTACGGATTGGTAAGTGCATGGGCGATGACCTGCAGGCCACCAATTGAACAAAAGGAAGTTAATCGTACATTCAAAAGCATTTTGAAGAAAGATAGTAAGAATAAGTAAGGAGGTTTTTATTTGGAAGATGTAACTAACGAAGATGTGTTTGAACTTATTGAGAAAACTAGTGTGAATAAACCATTTAGACAAGAAGTTATCCCTAAAGGTTATGAAATTGAACAACATCAAAATGGTGTGGCGCTTTATCAAATTATTCCTAGTAAAAAAGATGGCGAACTAGATAAGAAAATATTTATCACTAATACAATTCCCCAAATTACTGAACGATTCGAAGATATTGAAAGCAATGAAGTGAGTTTTAATATGCTTTTTTATGATAATCATTTACCAGTGAATTTAGGTGTTAGTGCTGAAGAAATATCTGATAGTCGTCAATTACTGAAATTAGTTAATCGAAAATTAGATGTAACTTCAACCACTTCAACTAGGTTGATTGACTATATTAATAAGTCAAAACGATATAATCCACCAGTAAATGTTAATGTGGCCACTCGTTTGGGGCATGTGAAAGGATATTTTATTTATCCCTATCAAGAAGAAATGAAGAATAGCAACATAAAGTTATTTAATAATGATAAGGGATTTCAGAAATTGATAGATTCGTTTCAAAGTAAAGGCACACTTAATAGTTATTCAGAAAATGTATTCAATAAAATTAAAGACTTTCCTATGGTTATGGCCATGTTATATGCGTCACTTGGTTCAGTATTGTTACGTGAATTTGGACTACAGCCTTTCATTGTAGAAATATCGGGCAGTACCTCAACTGGTAAGACATTTACATTGAATTTAGTATCTAGTGTATGGGGGACAAGTGATCTTATTAGTACATGGGGTTCTACGAAGAACAGTATTGAAGCAATGGCATCATTCTTAAATTCATTTCCAATGTTTAAAGATGATACACGTAATACACATCCCAAATTCGTAGCTAATGCAACTTACAATTTCTCGAGTGGTGAAAGTAAATCAAGAAGTAATATCAATTTAACACTTAATGCCAAAAAAGAATGGCGAAATATAATGCTTTCTACAGGCGAGGCATCTATTTCTAATATGGCAGATGAAAAAGCTGGTGTTTCTGCCCGTGTCTTAACGTTACAGGATCAACCATACCCAGATAACTTTGATTTTACCACTTTAGATAAGGCATTTCGAGAAAACTACGGAACATTAGGCGTAGCATTCATCAAGCAATATAAATCAAAAAAAGAGGCATACAAGAGTGCATTTGAAAGTTATCAACGGTACTTTAATCAAAAAGGTAGTAATGAAATCATGCAACGTTTAGGACGTGCATTTGCATTACTACAGGTTACTGGCGAAATACTAAATGATATTGAGGGATTTGAACATGATCATTTTAAAATTATTGAACAAGCCTATGACAGTATGGTTAGAAACAATAAAACGATAGATAAACCTAAGCAGTTGTTAGAAGAATTATTACAGTATTTAGATGCGAATAGAAATAATATTGCTGGTGATGGTTATAATTCAGTCAAAAATGGTGATATCAAAGCAATATATAAACGTGATTATTTATGTATATTAGGTCAAACTGTACACGATAAATTAGGTCATGAAATGCATACTATTACAGGCCAATGGGGCAAAAAGGGATATTTAATTAAAGGTGAAAAAGATCGCTTGCAAAAAAGGGTGAGTCACAAAAACGTTAAGTATAGAGGATTTGCTATAAGACAAGAAGTACTAGAAGAATTAGGATTTGATTTCTCGAATTCTCATAATCCTTATTCAGATTATTAAATAGTTCCCAAAGTTCCCGATAAGTTCCCGTTAAAAATATACAAACGGGAACCCTAAAACTACTTTAACCACAAGCAATTAAGGTTAATAGTTCCCGAAGTTCCCGATAGATAATAATATTATTTATTATTTGAAAATGAACAATGTTATAAGTTTTTAACATATATGAAAGAAAATTTTAATGGGTACAGCGGGAACTAAGTTTATTCAATGCCTATATATCAATGGTTTGACTAGTTCCCGATAAGTATTTTGGACCGGGAACTCAACGGGGACTAGTTCCCGATTATAAAAACATGGAGGTAAAAAATGACAACAATTACAGAACAAGGGTATCAACAGTTTAAAATGTTAAGCAATAATATGATGTTTAGAAAACATGTTGAAGATAGTCAAAATGAAATTATTAAAATTTTAATGAGTTTATTAATGTATGCACCTACAAAAATGCATAAAACTATATTGAGTAGAGTGCTCCTACTTCGAGACAAATATTATTTATATATTAGCGATGGATCTCTACATTTATTTACTAGAGATTTTAAAAGTGCTATTTCATTTAATATTAAACAACCTAATCCAAAACATATCGACTACTTTACTGATGATTGGATAGTTGAAATTGACAATTTAAATTCACTTAAAAAAGGATATGGCAATAAGTTAATGAATGAAGTTCTGGAAATAACTTCCGTTATGAAAGTTGATGTTTGTTTATGGACTGAAACGATTTCTAATACTAAATATTTTGAAAAATATGGTTTTGAAAGCATCGGTAAAGTTGGAAAAGACAATGAAAATCTAATGATTAGAAGAAAGGAACGCGTATAGTATGAACGTTGAAATTGTAGCAAATGAATTGAAACACTCTTATTACAATGGAGTGAGCCAATGACAATAATTGATACAGATATTAAAGACTTAAATATAACTGATGATGTGTTGATAGAATTTCTAAAATTTAGAGAGGAAGATTATACACTATATAGTAATGAGCATGTACTTATAGATCGTGATGATAATGTAGTAGGAAATTTATATCCTTTAGTGATTGCATTAGATTTAAATAAGCCTTATGTTACTTGTGAAGTAGTAGAGGAAACTACAATTACTTATTATGATAAAAATATTATTCCAACTATTCCTTACAAGTGGGATAACAGCAAAGCTAAGTATATTAATATTTGCTTAGAATTAGAACAGGTAGAAAAATATTTTGAGTTTGCAGCATGGAAATTATATTGTGTGTTGAATGGTATCAACTTAAAAAACTATGATAAGTATAAGTGGGTGCTAGAAAGAATTAAGAAAACTCCAAATGATATGCCTAATGTGGATATGCCGATAGGTCGAGCATATGAGATTGCTCAATTACCTAAAAATCTGATTGAACGTAATTACAATGTAAACGGTAAATCTAAACCAATTTATAAAATGAATATCAAACAAATTAAAAATCTTAAAGAATATGTATAAATTGATAGGTCATGCACTTTAATAGGTGCATGGCTTTTTTATGTAAATCGTAATTGTTAAGATTTGTTAATGATTTTAGATTGAGTTAAGGTGGAAAACGAACACTAGTTCTATAATAGAAAGTGTATGAAAGTATATGAAAAGTAGTGTAAATACTTAATTTATAGGGTTTAATGGAATGTTAAGAAGTTATATAAATGTTACTAAAATAAGAACATTTGTTTGTTATTTAGGTGTAAATTTAGTATAATAGTGTTATAGAAGGAATGACTTCTATATATTTAATAAAAGTCTGGATTAAATATTTGTTGTTTACTTATTGCCTAAATATTACCTCCTCATTAAAGATGAAATGAGGATAAAACAATGACAATAACAATTGAAAAAGAATTAACGAACGATCATATCAGAGTATTAAACGTATTACGCAACACTAAGCACGAGATTATTACTAAGCAAAATATATTTAATCAATTGAATATGGAATTTAACCGAAACAACGACAGATGGTTAAGAAATACGATTAATAGTTTAGTAGTTGATTATGGTTATCCAATCGGATATAGCTATAAAAAAGATGCAAGAGGTTATTTCATGGTTAAATCTGAGGAACAGAAAGAATTAGCCTTAAGAAGTATCAAGCGTCATATCGAAGGTAGTTTAAAGCGATATGAGGCGTTAAAGAAAACTGAGATTTAAGGTTATCTAGTACGTGGTGCTGCTGAGATTGCACAAGAGTAATAATTTTAAAAAATATAACTGAAACGAGGTATATCATTGAAAACAGCTAAATACTTTGATGAATACAACGAATATGTCACAGGTCAAAGAGAGAATATCAATAAAATTGAAAATGAGCGTCAAGAGTTATCGCAACGAATTAAAGAAGATAAAGCAAAGTATAAAGAATTAATTGCTAACTCACAAGATGACGAGGCTGACGCACTCTATACTACATTTGATAGTAATGAGAAGAAATTGAAAGCCTTAGAGAAACGCTTATCGACTAAAAAAGAAGTGTTTGATGAGGCTAGACGTAAAAAGGCGATTGAACTTATTAAACATCAAGCAGATTTACCTCATTTGTACAAAAAGGACAAAGAACGTATATTAGCAAAATTTGAGCCAATCGTTGAGGAATATAACAAAGTGGTAGATGAAATCGCAGCATTAAATGACGAATACGAATATGAGTTTTACAGATTCGTCGGGCCTTATGACAAAGAAAACTTTGAGAAAGATAAAGAAGTAAGAGCAGAAATCAAAAATCATTTCAGCCCTAATAAATATTCCAATTATGTGAGTGGAGACGAACTACCATTCATTGATATAAGAAAGAAAATGCAAATAAGAGGTGCTAAATAATGGCTAGAAAATATAATTTAGATAAAGTTAGTAATTATCTTTTAACGGAAACAAAATTATCTGCTGACGAATGTCACAAAGTATTAGATGTAGTAGAAGAACAATTTTCTCAAAACATTCAACAGCAACGAAAAGATGAACTAACTCAACAGTCACAAAGAGAGAGAAAACTTATGAAAATGTTTGAAGAAAATCGCATAGTTAAATAATAAATATCTTGCCTATCCTTAGTGGTAGGCTCATTTTATTTGTGAGGTGCATACATGAACCTTAAAAGAGTGAAATATCCACTAATCTATCATGAAAATAAAATATCTGAGTACACATTGCTAACGGAATATAACCCTAAGTTTATCAATACTAAAATTAAGGCTATCACTATGCAAATAGAGATGATGTATCACCTAAACATCTCCCACATGACTACAAGTGAAGTTCACGGCGTTATAACTATCTCATATCCCTTAGAGAAGTTAGCAATTACTATTATAGAAGAAAAGGAAAAATTAAAGTATTTCAAAATGAAATCTAATAGCAATATGCAGCAATTAAAACAAGTTATTAAGCGATATACACCAGGTGAACAAAAGAAAATCATGTATTATATGCAGTCCAATGGTTCGACGATTGATTATGACCTCATAGAACGCCTACAACGTGATTTATACAAGCTGAGACAGAAAGTAAGTGTAAGGGCATGAGTTACGATAGAGAGGCTATCAAGCAGTTTATAAGTGACTACTCAAAAGAGAACCATGACACCACGTATAATGATGAAAATACCAATATAGATGATTTCTTTTCACTGAGTAATGAAGTCGAACCCTTTGCACTAAACGAGAATACTAGTAATCAAGTGTTCTTCAATGAACTAGATCAGCTTATTTATACAGTAGGGACTAGAAGGGAATACTACATATTTTTCTTGCTATGTGAAGGGAAATCTATGAATGAAATCGCAAAAATATTTGAATTAAGTAGAGAAAGAATACGTCAGCTATGGAATGATTTATTAGACAAATTAGAGGAGGGATAACTTGAGTACATTAAATCCTAGACAAGAGAAATTTGTTGCTGAATACCTTAAAACGTTAAATGTAACACAAAGTGCAATTAAGGCTGGTTATAGTCCTCATACTGCAAGTGTACAGGGTAGTAGACTGTTAAAGAATGAGAAAGTGGCTAAATACATTGATGAGCAACGTAAGAAAGTGATTGATGAGGGCGTGCTATCAGCTAACGAACTGCTTCATATCCTAAGTAATGCAGCAGTAGGTGACGAGAGCGAAGTTAGAGAGGTTGTCGTTAAACGTGGGGACTTTCAACGCAATCCAGACACTGACAAAATGAACTTAGTTTACAATGAATATGTAGAAATGGTGGAAATACCTATTAAGCCTAGTGATAGATTGCGTGCTAGAGATATGCTTGGCAAGTATCATAAGTTATTTACGGATAAGAAAGAGTTATCTACGGACACACCTATTATTGTAAACATTGGTGATTGGCCAGATGATGAGGAAGAAGAAAAACAAAAAGCACTAGATGAATTACATGAGCAGCACCCTAACAGAACAATGATTATTGATGATGTACCATTAGAGGACTGATAACGATGATATAGGTGGATTTGAGGAATAGAATACGCTCATAAAATGATTAATCATACAAAAACATGGTATTCATATAGTAAAGGAGAATGCTATATGGAGATAATTGATAAAATAATAACTTTTGTAATGAGTACATTTTCAAAACTAGTAGGTACTAGTTCCTTAATTGATGATATTAAAAAAGGGTTCAAAGAAATTTTAAAAAAAGATAGTTAGTAATACACCCATCAGCAGAAGTGTTGGTGGGTGTTTTTAAGTATTGTTGTTACAAAATATAAAAATTTAGGAACTTATAAAAAACAGATAGACAATATAAGTTTTTTGTTAATTATGTTAACATAAATTTATATTTATATTAATAATATAGGGTGTTCAAATAAACTTAAGGGGTAGTTATCAATGAAAATACTCACTAAAATTTTAGATGTTCTAGTAGGTATATGTGTTGTCTTGTTATTTAGCAAATATGCAGTTAGTTTTATGAATATGATGTTCGATTGGAATTTAAGATGGTACTTTTTAGAGAACGTTCCTCATTTAGCGTTCATACTATTCATATTATTATTTGTATTTGCAGTACCTTCTGAAATGATTAAAGACAAACAAAAGGAAAGTGAATAAAAATTTAATTAATTTAGGGAGTGTTTCTAGATGATCTTCATATACATAATTTTATCAGCTATTTTACTTTATTATGCCATTAAATATGGTATTAGAGATGGCTTGATTGATCGTGATGCTAACAAAGAAAAACTAATATACTTACAAAAAAGCACTAATTTATTTGAAGAAATAGGAGATATAAATAGAGCAATAAGCAAAGAGCACAAAGCTGAAGCTAAGAGAATATATGATGAGTCATTAGATGTATTATTGTCTGAAATGGATCCAAAAGAAAAACATGATAATTTAGCGCAATATAAACAGAAAATAAGGCTTTTACTAACAAATAATGAATAATGTTATATGATATTAGCCAATTATGTACTTACTCTCTACCGAAGTAAATTCATTATAAAAGGAGTGTGATTGTCTTGAAAAAGAACAACGAGCTAGATCAAAGATTTATTATAGCAACTACGTTAAATGTATTCTTCATGGTGGGTCTTACCTTAATAGCGAAAACAGAAAATTTATTTATCTTAATTCCTTATGTGATTATAATGTTTATAAACGCAGTGTATTTAGTCGCTAAGGCAATGAAAATTAGGAATAACTAAAGTAATTAAAAAGATCAACTGATTAATAGGTTAATAGGGTTTGAGTTAGAGAGATTAGAATAAGAAGAAGGCGGAAGACAATGAAGAAAAAAGATTTGAAAATTTTAAAAATTACATTCTCTAGTTTAGCAGCTATTTTATTTTATATTTCTGGATTATGGATTATTAGTGCATTCTTTGCTTTGTTGTCATTGTATTTTATGGATGGAAAAGGTATGAGAAAATAAACACAATACTTTATGAGACTACTCTAACCACTCGCACACGTCACTGGGTGGTTATTTTTTATGTATAGAATTAAAAAATTGATAAAAAAGATTGTCAAAAGGGACAATTGTCTTGTGTGATGCGTAGTGTAGTAAGAAGGTGGCAAAAAGTGAACTGTTTAGAACGGAAAGAAAAAGAAGCAATGATTGCATAAACCAAAAGCAGAACCTTCTGAAATTACTGCTTAAGGATAGCAAACTATTGCTTCACTACTAAAATATTGGTCAGGGAGTTAATCCCTTTCCACCTTTTTATAAATTGAGGTGATAAAAATGACAAATCTAACCAAAACAAAAATTATAATATTTTTAAATTATGCAATAGGTATCTTGGCATTGAGTATTGCAGTGTATTTTTTAATAAAATAAGCGATCAAACGGTTCACTAAAAATTATGATTTTAGAAATGGTCAAAAAACTAATGGAATCAGAAATAAGTGCAACAGAAATAGAGAAGGCTACTGGTGTAGACGCTTCTTCTATTAGGCGTATACGCAGAGGCGAAAGAAAGCTTGAAAACTTAAGTTTTGAAAAAGGATTAACTTTATATGAATACGCAAAATCCCACCTGAAATAATAGGTGGGTTTTTGATACCATTTTATTTAAGAACAGAAAATTTTAGAAAATTTAAGTGCTTGAAAACCGAGTTAAATCAACGTTTTCAATTTTAGAAAATCATGAAAAACATCACTTCCACTCGAAATGATATAATTAAATTACCACGTAATCATACTAGGGTAGGCACGTATGTGCTTGCCTTATTTTTTATATTAGCTTTTTTGTTAAATGAACATTGAAAATACATCGATGCTCTATTACTTTAATGTGCGTTTACTAAACGTATAAAAAGGTATATAATAAACAGAAGAATTTATGAGTATTGAAGTATATTAGAGTAAACAAAGGAGGGCATGTATGGATATTATACAAAATAAAATATTTTTGAATAATAAGCAAGACCTTCAAATTATCGAAAAACCTGATAATACCTCTTACTACTCTTTTATACAAAAATATAATAGAAATGCTTATGAACAATTTCTTGTTGATTTTGACACAATGTTAAAAATAATGCAGTATTTTATATTAAAATATAGAGCTGAGATTAAAGAGTTAAATTTATTAATAAATGATGAAGAATATAGAGATGAAATTCGTTATAGAATAAAACAGGTTAATAGTAATAATGAAGAATTTATAAATTTTATAAATTATTTAAAGGCTTTATATGAAGAAGAGAGCGAAGAAATCAATAAATTATGCATAAAATATAGAGTGAATAACGAACTATTTAAGTGGTATATTTATATGAATGGTTTAATCGAAATAGAGAATGGCAAAAAAGAAGATATTATCAATGACTTAAAAACGGTTATCGTTAAAAATGAAAAAATTTGTAATTAA